TCTATTTCCTCTTGACTGTTTCCAGCAATGAGGTCAATAAGTTCTGGAATGATTGCTTCTTGCTCTTCGTTCAAACGACGACTGCGATATGACTGCAAAGCCTGCATTTCACGTTCTTTTTCAAGCAGTGCTTCTTGCTGAGAACGCTGGTGTTCAATCTCGTCAAAACGCTTTTTGTAATCTTGCTCAATCTGAGACAACTTTACGTTGAATTCGTCTTCACGCTTTAGAAGGAGTTCTTTTGCACTTAGTTCAGAAGTTTCACGCTCACGGATAAGTTCTGATTCTTTAGCGGCACGTTTCTCTGCTTCTTCCATGGCTTTTTCACGTTCAGTCGTGATAATACCAAGTTGCTCTTCCATTGCCTTTACTCGTGTATCGGCTTCTTCAAGACGCTTGTACATCTTGTCTTTTTCCTGCTTACGGATGCCTTCTACTTCATCCTCAGAAAAGAGTTTGGAATTGCTTTTTTTCATTGCATCCTCTACAAATTGCTCCACTTGGGGGGAGTCAACTGGGACTGTAATGATGTCCCCTTCGGGGATATTAGGGTTCTTTGCCATAGTGGTTACCTACCTTGTTTGTTTGGCTAATTGGAACTTATGTTGTGAAACGTTTAGTTATCTTCGTCAGGATTACGACGCTGGGCGAACCTTGCACCGTAAGCCTTACTTACAATTTTATTTACGAGTTCCCCTTCAATGCCGATAGCGGCACCGACCCCAGGGAGGGGGGCAGATGCTTCCGCACCTGTTGTAGATACATTAGCACCTCCAGCAGAGGCTGGCTCAACACCTGATTCACCAGAAACCATGCCAGTTGCCATCATAATGGCTTGTTGAATTTGTGCTCGCATCATGTCTAAAGCACCTTGGTCAAGGGCGTCATCTTGCAGTTCTTCAAAGATTTCTGCCATCTTTTCGTTGGGGAATTCTTCGCCAAGAATGCGAAGAGCGCCACGCTTAGACTCCAGCCCAAGTTGCATCTTGGCTTGGACTTCGTTGAGTTTAATGAGAACGTCAACTGGCAGTGGCTCAGGCCAGTGCACAGTAGTGTGATAAGTCAGAGGGTCAAGTGGGTCCAACTGTGTTAGTTGGTCTGGCTCAGGCATTGCTGATTTAGAACCATCAAACAACAACATCTGTGGTTCAAATACAGCCGCAGTACGGATAATGATTTCATTAATCCGCTCAAGACCCTTAGTGAAGTGAATCTTCTTCATGTTAAAGCGGTTCATCATTGGCTGATACTGGATAGCCAAAGCAACGCCAGAGGTATTAGAAATTGGTTGCATTTGACCAAGTGCCGTTTCAGGCACACCAGTAATCTCATGCATAGTGCGCTTAATTACTTGGATGTATTCCAGTGCACCAGACATCTCGCCACGTGATTCAAGGTTAAATACGCTGGCATCTTTAGGAAGACCCGCCCAAACCTTCTTGGGTCCACGCTCCAACTGGGAAGCCTTAGCACCAGTAATGATTGTTACGGGGGCGGCGTGGTAGTTGATGATGTCAGAAACTTCAACCATCTTTTCGTTAAGTTCACGATTAAGTGGGATGATGTCCCAAATGTCTGATTGACCCCAAGGCGACGACGAAATGGTCACATTAGGAATGTGAACGATTGGGATTGTTCCAAGTGCATTTGGATACTCATCCACTAATTCATCGTTGATGAATTGCTGTACAAGGTCATCAGAAAGGATTTCTGTAAAAGTGTAAACCTGACGAGTACCTTCAGGAGATGTACCCCAAAAACGGTACTTTAACTTGAAGCGAAGAAGACGGTCACGGTCATGGGGGTGATACTCAGGAAAGCAATGCGCTGGGTTCAGTGGAACAACACGAATACGACCAGGATGTGGGATACCCACAGAGTCTACAAATGGCTCTTCATAAGCAATTTTAACAAAAGCATCTCCTGTAACCGACGCAAGTTGTCCTAGTTCCCACAAAACGTAATGCTTGTTGTTATGCATATCCCACACTTCATGCAAAAGGCTGGGGATAATAGCGGCATTTTGCTCTGGACAACGGAATTGAATTCCTTTACCAAAACAAAAGTTAGTGATGTAGTCCGACATCGTACGGACATAGTTCATGTAGAACTGTGATTCACCCATTTCACGGCGGTAAGACCAGTGGTGACCAAGGTACCAAGCCCATGCAGATGCGTAGCGGTTTAGGCGTGGACCATGTACTTCAAACTCTTCGTCTGCAAGTTCCACCAAACCAAGTGGAGAAATCGCAACGGTGAGGTCGCTAGAAGACGCTCTGTAGGATGGGGACCAAAAATCAACTGCCATGTTGCATACACCTTACCACCAAGTACTGGTAGTTATTTACTTCAGGCTTTTGGAGCAGTAGTTTTTTTAGCAGGTGCTTTTTTAGCAGGTGCTTTTTTCTTTGCTACTTCAGCAGTAACTTCTTCAACAATTTTAGGAAGTTCTACAGATGCCTTAGTAAGGAAGTTAGCCGTTCCCTTGTCACCAACAAGTGTGCTTGCATATGCAAGACCAGTGATAACAAGTGGCATGATTGCGGCTTGTGCGCCTGGGTCAATGTTTGCCTTAGCAAGGAAATAAGAGAGAGCGCCAACGACTGCTCCCTTGAGAGTCTGGTCTGCGACTTGCTGGTTCTTTGTAGCCATGAATGCTCCTGATAGAAGGGGATACCCCAATGATACTACGTTTAGCGGTGTAAGTAATTAATCTTCTTTACCATGCCCGCAGGAATCATAATTCCATTTCCAGCATGTGTGTCATTAATGAGTGACACTAACTTGATGCACTCAGCATCTTTGTGCATGAGATAACCAACTGAAAGTGATTTTGCTGGTTTAGCCTTTTGAATTTCTTCATGACCAAACCAACCATTTTCAATGTCGGAAGCGTCTAACCAAAGGACCTCAACAAGCGGAGGTTTAGTAGGGTTCTTCTTCCCGAATACAGATTCTACGAATTTCTTGAAGTCGGGTAAAAGTTCCATTTGGCTATTCTACACCTAGTAACTTGCCCTTATAAAACATGGTTCCGTCATGGATTGGAAGCATTTCGGGGTGGAAAGCACCATCACCCTCTTGGTAGTAAATAATCCCAAGCCCCTGTTGCCAATCCTCTACGCAGGTGATTGGGCGACCATCTAGGTCCATGCCACCCTTGGTAGATGGCACCATACCGTCCACACGGGCTAGACAGCCAAAGGAGATGGCGGCAATGGTCTTTGGACCATCCCAGTCGCTACGGGTGCGCTCAGCCCACTCACGGCGGTGAATATGACCATAGACCACAGATGACTTTTCTGTGCCTAGGTACTTATGGGCGGTAGAGCCACCCGAAGCCACCTTGGTTCCATGGATAATCTTGATGCGGTTGTTTAGCCAAAACTGGCTGGCTGGGTATCCAGCGAAGTACTCCACCCCAAAGTCCTCAAAACGGCACAGGAAGGGAATAGAGAGCACTGGGAAGGAGGTAGGGGTATTACCCTGCTTCAACCCAAATGCGGCTTTAGCATTGTCAATGATGTAGTTCGTAAGACGAATCTCATGGTTACCTTCCATCCAGATAATACGAGCATAAGGAGCCGCATCTCTGATTTGGGCGCACAACGTGGTTAGGTAATCAATTGTTGCTTGGGTAGTCATAGAGAACGCAGGACTCAACCGATACTTTGACATCTCTGGAAGGTCAGCGTTATCTCCGTTGAGGGCTACGATGTCAGGCTTTTCTGCCTTGATAACTGCAAGTGCGTAGTCCATTGCAACTGGGTCGTGGGTACTGACCAGTTCTCCATTTGCATTACGAAAGAACCCAGCCTGGATGTCAGGAAGAACAACACATTTCTTCCAAGTAGACACCGACTGTTTAACAGTAACTTTAGGCAACTTAATTGCAGGACCTTGGTTAACAGGGTCCCACTCAGGACCTTCTGCCCACTTAGGTGAGAACTGAATAGCCGCAAGGTCATGGATTTGTGCTTCACCATCTTGGTCTTTAGTCAATGACTGATAAAGGCTTACACGTTTTACAGAACCAATTTCATTGATGTCAATGTTTTGACGGTCAAGGATTTCTACTAACTTGCCAAGGGCTTGTGCTTTGGACTCAGGGGGTGTGGATAATTTATCGGCTAATTCGCTCACAAGAGCACTCCTTGTTTACGTGGCGTTGAACAGTTGAAACACTTACAAAATGACCAAAAGAATCAAGTACTTTTGATAACCATGAGGCGCTAAACCTTTTGGACTTTCCCATCCCAGCATCTTGACGAATACCGTCAACTGCTTTATCTAGGGCTTCCATCTCTTCCGCAGAGAGGAGGTCACGAATCTGTGAGAATTTGCAATTCACGCCTATACCGTGTGCTTGTGGCGTTTTTAATGCCTCAACAAGTGAATGTGTTTCCACTGGTATTCCTTCTGTTAGTGCGGTTTATTCACAAACCACATCACCAACATACTATCATCCCAGTCAGGCTGTCAACTACTGCTTATCTACATGCCAGTCAATGTGGTCGTTAAGGCGGTCCCCAACTTTATCAACACTACTTTGTACTTTATTTAATTGTTGCATTACTTGACCGTGGTCAAGGGAGTTAGCCTTTTTCATTGTTTTAAACTCTTTAATGGAAAAACCAAAGGTTGTTATTACCGCAACGATAATAGTGGCAAGTGCGGGGTCCATGTATTACATTCCATGTCCAGCATCAAAGTGCTGACGGCGAATGCGAACAGGAACGTCAGAGGCTTGACCAGCAGTGTGTGGGCGTACAAACCCAAACCTATTGGTATGAGGATTTAATGCATATTCACCTGAACCAAAAGAACCACGTTGTTTTTCAGTTAGGACACCAATGTGCCCTTGCTCTGGGTCTGCCCAACGAGCGTCGTCACGGTCCATGTCAAATGTTGGTGCAGTAACGGTACGTCCTGATGAATCTTCAACAGTTAAAAATTCGTGAGGAGTGTCTTTCTTCTTTTTTGCAACTGGAACAGCAACGTTACCACCACCTTCTAGTACCTGTTCAATACGTGGGGCAGTCGTAAGTTCACTAACGCTACGTGTAAGATTAACGCTTCTGTACGGAATGTCTTCTTCTTTATCCACAACACCACGCATGTCTTCTTTTGTGTATTCAGATGTAGATGCACCAGGAAGGTGTTGCAAATCTTTTGGAATCATAATGCCACTTGGATGTTCTTCGTATTCTCCAATAAGAGTAGGAGCCGTAGGAAGTTTATGCCACGGGATGTCACTCAAAGTGTTTCTACGGAACACGGGGTGAAGACCTGCTGCCCAAGCCTCTTCAGCGTGGCTTCGTTGTGAGTCACGAAGGTGTGCCAAGAAAAGGTCAGGGTGTTCTGCGCCAAACTCAGTACGAACACGTTGGGCACGTTGTGAAGCATCATTTGAAAAACGACCTGCATCACTAAGACAGTTTTCTCGGCATCCAGGTGTAGAGCAAGAACCGCAAGTATCAGCAACTCCCGATGTACCAGCAGGTGCCAGAGCAAGTGTGGCTTGTAAACCACGCTGTGCCATTGGGTTTGTAGAAGTTTCGTTTTTATTTGTCTTTGTGTTGGATTTTTGACCAACCAATAGTTGCAAGTTACGACTAGCGCCTCTGGACTGTGCAAACTGCTTGAACTGTGCGCCAGCACGGGCTGGTGGAATGCGGCTTAGGTCAGTATCAGAAACTTGCTGAAGAATTTTAAAAAGAGGAGTTGCCACAATTATCCCTGTGAGTACCTGAGTTGGCGGTTTACAGATGTTTCTGAGTTACCACGGTTACCTTGGCGGTACGCCTCTTTACCAGCACCACGGTATTTTCCAGCAGGCTCACGGCGCTTGTGTTCATCAGCACCATTACCAATGTCCGTAGAACGACGGGCTTCTTTAAACACTTGAGGCTTAAATTCATCCAGAGGGTCGGTGAATACTTCTCCCGTACCTTCCATGGTCTTTTGTTGTGCTACTTGGGCTTGAGAACCACGGCGCTGTGGTACGTATTTGTTACGTACTTCAGCCTGAGAATACGTGTAGGACTGTCGGGAGGCATGGAAAGAAGATTTCCGAGAGCGACCAACATCAAATTTATAAGTACCTAATGCACCTGCGTATACAGGAGAAATAGGTAAGCCAGAGACTGATGAAGTAATAGAAGGTAAACCTACCCTCTGTACGTCTTGTTCTCCACTATCCCCAGTAGTGGGTGCACCACTGTCTCCTGTGGCAGGGGCACCACTTGGTGGAGCGCCTGCGTCCATTATTTAGTCGTTTACGACAGTTGGGTTTGGACGGTTCATGTGAGCACCTGTATTGAAGGCATACTCAAACTGTGGCATTGCATCGCCACTCATTGCACCCTGTACAAAGTCTGACAAGACTGTTGGGGCTTCAATCCAAGCGGCAGAGCCTACGTGAGCACGTTCACGCATGGTGTCCATTGCATGCTTAAACTGTGCTTCAGGATTGCTATGGTTCATGCGACCACCATTAGGTGAGGTGTCCATGTATGCACCCTGAGCGAAGTCATGAGGAACATCAGTGTCTGTTGCAACACCTTCTTCAAAACGAAGAGGTCCTTTATTCATTGGGATGCTAGGAGCAAAACTGCTCTCAAAAACGTTAACGCCCTTTTCAGGGAACATTGGGTTTGGTGATACGGTCACTTAATCCTCCAAATAGGGATGTGGTTTACTTAATACCACTTTACACTACTTTAAGGGTATCTACCTGAAAAACGGATTTTCGCTAATCATAATCTGAGGCATAGTATCTTGAATGGTCATATGACAGGCAATAGCCAAGGAGTCTGGGTAGTCATCAAAGGCTCCCTTTTCATTCGGGGCGGCGGCAAGCATATATGGACCTCTGTATACCTTTTCAAGGTCTGACATTTGTTGGTTAAAACGTTTCCAAGTACGGTTGCGGCGAGCCTTACTATGACCAGGGATAATCAATTGCTCACGCTGGATAAGTTCAGTTAGATGAACCCATCGTTCGTTTTGAGCCTTGGAATCAGAAGACACAGCAAGAACCTCAATGTCGGGAAGAAGGACCTGTAGGCGTTCCGCCACAGCACCACCAACACCTTGGGCGTCAACACCCATACGTAACACATCATAGTTACGGATGAAGTCAATTATTTCAAAGTATTGGGTTTCCCATTCTTCGTTGTTAATCTCAAGCCAGTTGAGGATTCGGTGCTCATAGAAACCAAATGGGTCTGGGTGGTCCCAGTCAACCCAAAGAACTGTGACAACTGTAGAGTCGTTTGCACGAGCAACGTCAATACCAATAACAACTGGTGTTCTCCACCATTGCTTTACAAGACCCATAGAAGGGTCATACAGGCGGTCCATGCGCTCTTCGGTAACAAACATACCTTTTTCAAGAATCCACTTGTTTACATAAGACATCTGGAATTCGTCTGAATCTTCACCAATGCGTAGTTTTTCTTTAGAGATAAACTTGCCATAGTTGTCGTTGTACTTTGCTGCGGTCTTATAATCATATTCAAAATGGCATGGGCGAATCTTACGACCACTTACAGC